CGAATTATTCGCTCAGTACGATCTCCCCGCACCGTTCGAGCTTTGAGGTGCGGACCGTATGCCGAAAAACCGAGTCTTTGCTGATACCAATGTCATCCTCGAATCCTTCCGCACCGGCTGCTGGACTGCGATTAGCAGCCATTTCGCCATTGAGACCGTTCAGAAATGCGTCGAGGAAACGCTGACTGGCAACCCCGGCGATCCTCGCCATGTCACGGTTCCTCCCGCCGACCTGAGGGCGGGTCTCGCGGGCGAACATCTGGTGACGCGCAAAGAGCTTGTCTCCCTGGTGCTCGCCCATCCTTCCTGCGGCACGCTCGACGACGGCGAAAAACACCTTCTCGCGTGGCTGTTCTCCAACAAGCTGCTGCCATCGGCAGTCATCGTCGTTACCACCGCCGACAAGGCGGCGTTGGTGGCGTCACATGGTCTCGGCTGGCTCGACTGCACAGTGTCGCTGGAGGATCTGGCCCGCAAGGCGGGCGTTGGCCGGGTCAATCTCGATGCGCTCGCTCTGCAGTACCGCGAGGACTGGCTGTCGAGCATCAAGACCAAGATTCGGATGGGGATCATCCCATGACTGTCGTAACGCTGGCGGCATTGCCACTTCATGGGATGCAGGCCACACGGCATTGTTAAGGAGTAACAAGTGGCCAAGAAGTCCCTCAAGAACGGTAAGCATCTCGTCGAACTGATCGGATCGGCAACGCTGCCCGCCATCGCTCAGCTCTCCAAAGTCGACAAGTTCGCATTCCTCGGCGTACTGGATGCATCAAAACCCGAGGACGTCGCCCGATCGACGCTGCTCGACACCCTGTCATCCGTCAAACCGGAAGCCATCGCCATTGCCGACGAGGAAGCCGTGCGCCTCCTGCAATTGGCGCGTTTCCGCACCGAGGAAATGCTCGAACACGCCTACGCGGCCATCGAGTTCGAGGGGCACGCCGAAATCGATACGTTTGACCGCACGTCCGATGCGATGACCCGGTTGATCTGGGTGAGGGTCAAGGTGCCAAAAATCTTCGACCAGATCGAAACCATCTACCTCACCCATCACTTCCACGGGCATAAAAAATTCCTGGGCTTCAGCGTTCGGGACGGCGACGGGCGTGATTTCGTCTGGACTGACGAAGTCGCGCAGAAACTCCACGAAGGCGTGGGGGAGATTCTGGAATTGGACGACGAGGCCAAGGCAAGCTGCGAAATCATCCACTTCGAAATGGATGATGGCGATGAAGCCGCCAAACGCCGGCTTCATTACCTGGTCGTCTACCACCCCGGAAAGATGCGCACGTTGCGCCAGATGAAGGATCGGCGACGCGACCTGCTGCTCTACATCCCGGCGCTGGAAGCGACCCTGGTCTATGACCCTGCCGAGAACAAAGTCCATGTGCTCTCCGACCGGCAGAGCACGGCGAAGCGACTGGCCGACCGGTTTTCGCTGATCGGCTTCGACAAGCCGCTCTCGAAACAACCGGTGGACGCCATCAGCTATGAGTTGGCCATGTTCAAGAACGAGGTCGATCTGAAGGCAGCCAAGGCGATCGGCGCGCTGGTCGTGGACGCTTGGATCTCGTCGTTGAACGTGACCCTTGGTCATAGCCGCCACAGCATCACACTGGCGCTGGCCGACAACGATGACATCTGGCGCGTGGCCCGCGATCATTTTGGCGAGCACAACCCGATCACCGCCTGTCGTTCCATTCAAGAAGTGGAGCTGTCGTTCGTCGTGCGGTTCGACGGCGAGACGGAAACGCGTGCGCTGGACATCACCGTCGGGCAGCGCGGCTCCTGCAACCTGCTCACCTTTCCCGATCCTCGACTGCGCAAGTGTGGCGAGGACATCCTGACATCGCTCGGCGTGATGAAACGTGTCGAGCCGGCGAAGGCCGGCGCAGACATCGCGTTGTTCCGCGCCGAGATGAAGCTGCTCGATCTGGCTGCGGACGAAATCGATGGTCATCTGCTGACCACGCTGCAATTGCCCACCGCCGATCTCGTCGCCAAGGGCCTGCTGAAGAAAAAGACCCCGGGCGACCACATCACGGTACCGGTGGAGGACAACGACGGCCAATCCGGTTTCCTCCGGTTGAAAGTGCAGTCGAACAGCACCAGCACCTGGGCGCAGGACGACCTGATCGGTGAGCGGTTTGATCTCGGCGAAGGCGATCTCTGCCGATATGCGGTCGACAAATCCTATCTGCGCGAGCGGCTCGACCTACTGCTTAAGGATCAACTGATCGACAAGCCCCTCAGTCCCGACGAGCGCGAGCCATTCGTTCTCGGCAACTACCGCATGGGCGACCAGCGACTCCCCATTGCCCTGGTGTCGCGCCTGTGGGAGCCCAAACATGCCGACAAGATGGATGCGGAGCTGCGGCAATCCAACCTTGGCCTGACCATCGTCCTGACCACGACGGCCGACTCCCATCGGCGATTCCTCGGACCGGGTATCGTGGTGCCCGTGAATGCTCTTCTGGTCGAGGGTGACGGCGAGGTTAGTCTGGACCTCTCGCGTGTCGAAGGCGAAGTGCGCCGTCGACAGAATGCGGCGGCGGCTACCGATACGCCTCATCTGATCAAGGAAGACAGCCGTAATGCCCTGCTGGTCGGCCCGTGGCCAGATCCGTGGACGCTCACGAAGAAGGAATGGGTGGACGCCGTCGAAGTTCTCGTGGACGCTTGGACGTCCCAAAAGAAGAAATGCACGAAACTGCAACTGGAGAATGCCGCGAATGTGACCATCCGCGCGATGAGCGAGTTTTTCCGTGGGGCGCCGGAGTGGAAGAACTACATCCGCGGTGCCGACGGCAACAGCAAACCCCGTCTGTGGGAACTCAACATCGGCATGCCCGACTACCAGACCTTCGACTCGGGCACGGTCAAGGACGTCGTCGACCGCGCGCAAGCACCTGCCAGTGAGTCGGATTCAGCTTAGAAATCAAAGCGTTGTAATTCCTGCGTAATTTCTGCGGGAAGACTGCGAAATACCGCAGTCCGATATGCGAGGAAATAGGAGCACTTCAACGAAAGGAGTGCTCCAAATGCAAAACCAAGTCACACCCGTTCAATCCGGCCGGAACACCTCCCGGCCACGTCAGGACGGTGCCACGCGCATCGCCCTCGACGAAAACGAGCTCGCCGCCCGCTGGGGGCTCTCCGTCAAAACCCTGCGCCGTTGGCGGCAGGAACAGCTCGGGCCCGTCTTCTGCAAGCTCGGGGCGCGCGTCACCTACCTGATCTCCGAAGTCGAAGCCTTCGAGCGGCGCGTCTCGCGCTACTCGACCTTCGCTCGGGCGTACCAGTGAGGAGGACGGCCATGACGAGCCTCACCATTTTCCCCGCCGACATCGCCGAGATGTCCGTGAGCCAACTGGCCGCGCTGCCGCCCGAGCAGAAGCGCGAGGTCGACAAGAACCTCGATGCCGCCATCGACTGGCTCAAGAAGGCCCGCACCAAGTTTGATGCGGCGCTGGATCAGTGCTACGGCCAGCAGGCCCGTGCCGCCCTGCGCGAGGCCGGCCGCGACTTCGGCACCGCACACATCAGCGATGGCCCGCTGCACCTGAAGTTCGAGCTGCCCAAGAAGGTCAGCTGGGATCAGAAGCAACTCGCTGAAATCGCCCAGCGCATCGTGGCTTCGGGCGAGAAGGTCGAGGGTTACCTCGACATCAAGTTGTCCGTCTCCGAATCCCGGTTCACGAATTGGCCCCCGGCCCTGCAACAGCAGTTCGCCACTGCCCGCACCGTGGATTCCGGCAAGCCGTCTTTCACCCTTTCCATCGATTCGGAGTAATGACCATGAGCAAGAGCCTCATCACTTCTCTGCGCAAGCAGATGCCATCACTCTACGGCGAACACCTCCCCGACGAAATCCGGTATCACCGCGCGGACGGCCAGGAAGTCTTTGTCGCGCTCGACGCCGCTACGGTGGACGAGCTGGCTTTCGCCATCCAGACGGCCAACGCGGAATCGCTTGCGCTCGGTCGCCGCCGCACGGCGCTGGAAGAACTACACACGGAAGTGCGCAAGCGTGCCGCTCGTGGGGCCGACCGCATCGCCGACGTGTCGTGGGAGGGCTGATCATGAGCGCGATCATTCCCTTCCAGTTCGAAGCGCACGCCGTGCGCGTCCAGGTCGATGACCACGGCCTGCCGTGGTTCAACGCCAGCGATGTCTGCGATGCGCTGGAGATGGTCAATCCGTCCCAGGCGATCAAGTCCCACGTCGATGCCGAGGATCTCCAGAAATTGGAGACCCTTACGGCAGGTGGCCGCCAGCGCCAAAACCACGTCAACGAATCGGGCCTCTACGCCCTGATCCTCGGCAGCACCAAGGAGGCGGCGAAACGCTTCAAACGCTGGGTGACCAGCGAGGTGCTGCCCGCGATCCGCAAGACCGGCGCGTACTCCGTGTCCAACGCTCTGGCTGCCTTGCCCGCCCCGACCCACGACCGTGTGACTGCAATCCTGCTAATCGGCGAAGCAGTTGCCAAAGTGCCCGGCGTCAAAACCGGCATTGCGATGGCGGCGACGCTGACCTGCATTCAGGAGAACACCGGTCTGACCACGGAGGTGCTGCGCCGTGCGCTGCCTGCAGCCAACGAGCCGATCTGCTCGCTCAATGCCACCCAGCTCGGCAAGGCGCTGAACCGTTCGGCCAAGGCCACGAATCGGCTGCTCGCGGACCATGGTCTGCAATTCCGCAACGACCGTGACGAATGGGAACTGACCGGCGCGGGAGAGTCCTGGGCCGAAGCCATGCCGTACTCACGCAACGGGCACAGCGGCTACCAGATTCTCTGGAATCCGGCGGTCGCGGAACAGCTGAAGGAGGTGGCGTGATGTCGCTCCCGATCATTTCGGCGCAACAGCGCATGGCCGAGCGCAAGGGCGTGAAGCTGCTGATGCTGGGCAAATCCGGCATCGGCAAGACCACCCGGCTCAAAGACCTCGAACCCGCCACCACGCTGTTCCTCGACATCGAGGCGGGGGACTTGGCCGTGGCCGACTGGCCGGGCGACACCATCCGCCCGGCATCGTGGCCGGAAAGCCGCGACTTCTTCGTGTTCCTCGCCGGCCCGGACAAGTCGTTACCGCCGGAGAGCGCGTTCTCGCAGGCGCACTACGACCACGTCGTTGAGAAATTCGGCCACCCGACACAGCTTGACCGCTACCAGACCTTCTTCCTCGACTCGATCACGCAGCTCTCGCGCCAGTGCTTCGCGTGGTGCAAGACGCAGCCTGGAGCCACCAGCGACCGCTCCGGCAAGCCGGACCTGCGCGGTGCCTACGGACTGCTCGGCCAGGAGATGGTCGGCGCCTTGACCCACCTGCAGCACGCCCGAGGCAGGAACGTGGTGTTCGTGGCCATCCTCGATGAACGGCTCGATGACTACAACCGCAAGGTGTTCGTGCCACAGATCGAAGGCAGCAAGACGAGTCTGGAGCTGCCCGGCATCGTCGACGAGGTCGTGACGCTGGCCGAGATCAAGGCCGAGGACGGCAGCGCCTACCGCGCGTTCGTCACACACACCGTCAATCCCTACGGCTTTCCGGCCAAAGACCGCAGCGGTCGCCTCGACCTGCTGGAGCCGCCCGACTTGGGCGCATTGATCGCCAAGTGCGCGGGTACACCCAGCACGCCCGCCAGCTTCGCCGCCCACGCACACATCGACTCTCAGGAGTAACCGCCATGACCATCAACAAGTGGAATGACTTCAACGACGCCGACGCCCAGCAATCCGGCTTCGATCTGATCCCCAAAGGCACCGTCGTCCCGGTGCGCATGACCATCAAGCCCGGTGGCTACGACGATCCCGAGCAAGGCTGGGGCGGCGGCTACGCCACCGAGTCCTTCGAAACCGGCTCCATCTATCTGGCCGCCGAATTCGTGGTCACCGCCGGCGACCATGCCAAGCGCAAGATGTGGAGCAACGTCGGCTTGCATTCCAAAAAAGGGCCGACCTGGGGCCAGATGGGGCGCAGCTTCATCCGCGCCGCGCTCAACAGCGCCCGCAACGTCCATCCGCAGGACAACAGCCCGCAGGCCGCCGCCGCGCGCCGCATCCAGGGCTTTCACGAACTCGACGGCCTGGAGTTCCTGGCCCGCGTGGACATCGAGAAGGACGCCAAGGGCCAGGACCGCAACGTCATCAAGATCGCGGTCGAGCCCGATCACCCAGACTACGCCAAGTTGATGGGCGTTCCGGCGAAAGCCAAACCGGGTGGCGGTACCTCCGGTGCCCCGGCGCAGGCGACTCCCACCTACGCCGCACCTTTGCCGCAACGCGCGCCGGTGACGGGCAAGCCGTCCTGGGCTCAGTGAGGGGGACGGATGAAAACGAGCGAAGCGAAGTTTCGCGATGCCGAAGGCGAGAGCGAATGCAATGAGCGGCAAATGCTGGATCTGCAAACGACAAGCACGCGGCTACGGCCACACGGATGGTCGTCACAAGACGGGCGATCCCCGGCGCTATCCCATCGACTGGGTGTTCTGCTCGCGGCGCTGCCAGAACGCGTTTCACGCGCTGTACGGCAACTGGCTCCGGATCAAGGAAGGCCATATCGACATCAGGGAAGTCGCCATGATCGATCCGTCTGATGTCGAACTGGCCAGCATGCGCAAGTGCCTCAAGGCCTTCGGCGAGGCGGCGGGCGAGATCGGCTTTGAGAAGCCCTTGGGCGACTACTCCGAAGCCGAAGCGCTGCGGGTGTGTGAGGCCATCGTCACCTGCTACACCGAGGCGATGGTCGAGCACCACGAGAAAGCCAAATTTCCGCCGGTGCGCGGTATGGATCCGACACCCGATCCGATGGCCGGCCCCTTCGCCGACCTGGAGGACGACCTGCCTTGGGAGACGAAGCCATGATCGACTTCAATTCCTCATCGAGCATCTCCGGCCAGGTCACCGCCTTGGTCGATGCCGGGATGCAGCAGACCCGCGCCCTCCAGCCCGAGCGCCGGTATCTCGGCGCGTCGCGTCTGGGCGCGGCCTGCGAGCGCGCGCTGCAGTTCGAGTACGCCAAGGCTCCCATCGACCACGGGCGCGACATTCCGGGACGGATGCTGCGCATCTTCGAGCGCGGCCACGTCATGGAGGACTGCATGGTGGCGTGGCTGCGGGACGCGGGTTTCGACCTGCGCACCCGCAAGGCCGACGGCGAGCAGTTCGGTTTCTCGGTGGCTGACGGCCGCCTGCAGGGCCACATCGACGGCGTCATCGTCGGCGGCCCGGAGGGCTTCGCCTATCCCGCGCTCTGGGAGAACAAGTGCCTGGGCAACAAGTCCTGGCGCGATCTGGAGAAGAACCGCCTCGCCGTGGCCAAGCCCGTCTACGCCGCGCAAGTGGCAATCTACCAGGCCTATCTCGAGCTGCACGATCACCCGGCGATCTTCACGGCGGTGAACGCCGACACGATGGAGATCTACACGGAGCTTGTGCCATTTGATGCTGCCCTGGCGCAGCGCATGTCGGATCGGGCGGTGAAGGTCATCACGGCCACCGATGCGGGCGATCTCCTGCCGCGCGCCTTCAATGACCCGACCCACTTCGAATGCCGGATGTGCGCCTGGCAAGACCGCTGCTGGAGGATGCAAGCATGAACAATAACGCCAACTTGGCTCGCGACATCGAGCCGATGGTCGACGCCAAACAGGCCGCCGCTGCACTGCGCCTGCCGTACTACTGGTTCGCCGACCACGCCATGCGCAGCAAATACCGAATTCCGCACTACCTGATGGGCGGTCTGGTGCGCTATCGCCTGTCCGAACTCTCCGCATGGGCCGCGCGCAGCAACGCCGTGCACGGCCGCAACAACGGTGACGCGGATGCCGCTGTCGAGGAAGCCGAATGATCGACTTCAACGACACCACACCACCACCCGAGCACAACCGCGACACCGAGCGCGAGGAACTGCGCACCGAGCTGCTGGCACGTCTGGAATCGGTACTGTTCACGCTATTCCCTGCAGGCAGGAAGCGCCGGGGCAAGTTCCTGATCGGCGACGTGCTGGGTAGTCCCGGCGACAGCCTCGAGGTGGTGCTCGACGGCGAAAAGGCAGGCCTGTGGACAGATCGCGCCGACAATTCCGGCGGCGATGTGTACGCGTTGATCGGCGGCCACTTTGGGCTCGACATGCTGCACGACTTTCCGCGTGTGCTCGACACCGCCGGCGATTTGCTTGGTCGTTCACGCTCGTTGCCGGTGCGCCAGACCGGCAAGAAGGGCGCACCCGTCGATGATCTCGGCCCGGCCACCGCCAAATGGGACTACCTTGATGCGGACGGCAAATTGATCGCCGTCGTCTACCGCTACGACCCACCCGGGCGCAAGAAGGAGTTCCGACCCTGGGATGCCAAGCGGCGCAAGATGGCCCCGCCCGATCCGCGCCCGCTCTACAACCAGCCGGGGCTGCTTACGGCCAGTCAGGCGGTACTGGTGGAAGGCGAGAAGTGCGCGCAGGCGCTGATCGATGCGGGCTTCAACGCCACCACCGCGATGCACGGTGCCAACGCGCCGGTCGACAAGACCGACTGGTCGCCGCTGGCTGGCAAAGCAGTGCTGATCTGGCCCGACCGCGACAAACCGGGTTGGGAGTACGGGGCACAGGCGGCGCAGGCCGTTCTGTCGGCGGGCGCAAAGACCTGCCACATCCTGTACCCGCCCGAGGAGGCTGCCGAAGGTTGGGATGCGGCCGACGCCATTGCCGAGGACTTTGACGTCGCCGCCTTCCTCACCCACGGCCCACGTCTGCAGATGCACGACGTTGCCATTGATGCCGAGCCGGTGGTTGGCAGCGACGAATCGGTCTGGGGTACGGAAGATGCGCTGGCGCTGGCCTTCACCCGCCGTTACCACCGCGACTGGCGCTATGTCGCCGCCTGGGGCCGCTGGCTGGTGTGGGAGGGCAGACGCTGGCGCACCGAGGACACGCTCGCCGCCACCGATCTGATTCGCAGCGTCTGCCGTCACGCCGCCGTGCGCGCCGACAATCCCAAGGTCGCCGCCAAGCTGGCCAGTTCGGGCACCGTCAGCGGTGTGGAACGGCTGGCCAGGGCGGATCGCAGGCACGCGGCCACCACCGACGAATGGGATGCCGACCCGTGGTTGCTCAACACGCCTGGGGGCGTCATCGATCTCAAGACCGGCAGGCAGCGTCCACACGAGCGTGTCGACCGGATGACCAAGATCACCACGGCAACGCCGGGTGGCCGGAGTGCTGAAGATTGCCCGATCTGGCGGCAGTTCCTCGACGAAGTCACGGGCGGCGATCTGGCGCTGCAGGCCTATATGCAGCGGATGGCGGGCTACGCGCTCACCGGCTCGACGCAGGAGCACGCGCTGTTCTTCCTGTACGGCACGGGCGCCAACGGCAAGTCGGTGTTCGTCAACACGCTGGCCACGATCCTGGGCGACTACGCCACCAACGCGCCGATGGATACCTTCATGGAGACGCGCACCGACCGGCACCCCACCGATATGGCGGGCCTGCGCGGCGCTCGCTTCGTGGCGGCCATCGAAACCGAACAGGGGCGGCGTTGGGCCGAATCCAAGGTCAAGAACCTCACGGGCGGCGACAAGATCTCCGCGCGCTTCATGCGCCAGGACTTCTTCGAGTTCTTCCCGCAGTTCAAGTTGTTCGTGGCGGGCAACCACAAACCCGCCATCCGCAACATCGACGAGGCGATGAAGCGGCGGCTGCACCTGATCCCGTTCACGATCACCGTGCCGCCCGAGCGCCGCGACAAGCACCTGCAGCAGAAATTGCTGGCCGAGCGCGACGGCATCCTGGCGTGGGCGGTACAGGGCTGCCTGAACTGGCAGCGCCTGGGCAAACTCGATCCGCCGCAGCAGGTGGTGGAGGCGACCGAGGAATATTTCGAGGCTGAGGACGCACTGGGTCGCTGGCTGGAGGAGCGCTGCGTGCGCGCGCCCAACGCCAAGTCGCTGACCGCCGAGCTCTTCAACGACTGGAAGCAGTGGGCCGAGGCAGCGGGCGAGTTCATCGGCGCACAACGGCGCTTCTCCGATCTGCTCATCACGCGCGGGCTGGAGAAATGGCGCAACGGGATGGGCGTGCGCGGGTTTCAGGGCATTGGCCTCAAACACCCGCCGACGCCCGCCTACACCCCCTACGCGGACAACTGACCCCTATGAAAACCACGCCGTCTGACGCAGCTGACGCAGTTTGTCGTAACTCCTACGCGTGTGCGCGTGCACGCGCCTCATGGAAGGTTTCGACATTCCGTGTCAGCTGCGTCAGACCCGCGCCGAACAAGGACTGACATCATGACCATGACCCTCCTCGCCCTCGATCTAGGCACCACCACCGGCTGGGCGCTGCTCAGCAGCGACGGCCACATCACCAGCGGCTCCGAGAGCTTCCGGCCACAACGCTTCGAAGGCGGCGGGATGCGTTTCCTGCGCTTTAAACGCTGGCTCACCGAGATCAAGCAATCCTGCGGTGGCATCGACGCACTGCACTTCGAGGA